AACGAAAAAATCCTGAAATCATACGATTTCAGGATTTTTCGTCCGACAACTTAATAATCACAAGACCCGGATTTTGGTGGAGATAAGCGGGATCGAACCGCTGACCTCTTGAATGCCATACAATGTAAAAACCTTGATTTTACTGGGTTTTTTGGCTGTTTGGTGGTCACGTGGTGGTCACAGAAACCTATTGATATTAGAGATTATCCGTGATTTTCTTCAATGAGCCGAGGTCTGTATGGGTATAATGGGCGGTCATTTCAAACTTAGAATGACCAATCAGTTTCTGCTTGTCTGTGGCTGGAGCATCCACATTTTTCATCAATGTGGCGAAGGTGTGCCGACAGATGTGAGGAGTGTTGATGTGTGTTCCATCTTCTTTGATTGGATCTAAATCCAATGCCTGAAGTGCTGGGTAGTATATCTCGCTCCTGAACTTCTTCGCAGACAATTCGGTGAAGAGGTGCTTGCCTGTGCCGAAGTCATCAAAGAATGGTCTAATCTTTGGTGATATGGTAATGATACGATTCTTTCCAGCAGCTGTTTTTATTCCTGTGATGAAATATCCATCTGTGGGGTTGTAGTTTTCTGTCATTGCTTCAAGCATTTCCGTCAAACGCATTCCAGTATAACAGAGAACAAGTACATATTTGAGGTTTGGGTGCTTTTCAACATTCTCCCACATGGCTTGGAGTTGTTCTGTGGAGAACGCAATCTTTTCGGCTGAATCTTCCTTCTTGATGTATATGTACTCTGCATAGTTTCTGTCCACTATGTCGAGTTGCATTGCGTATTTCCACAGGGATGTCCCCAAGGCTTTCATATTCTCTTTGGTTCGCTTTCCGTGTGGGCATTCATCGATGCACTTTTGCAGATGTTCCGTGCGGATTTTGGATATCTCCACATAGTAAAGGGTGGAGAAATACTTATAAGCTGATTTATAACAGTTGATGGTGGATTGCGTTACCTTTTCGGTATGCCCATCTAGCCATTTTTTGTATAAGTCCTTGAACTTTACATTCATATCTTGTTGTGGCAAATCTTGCTTTAGGTTTGGCAGATAGGCAATGGCTTCGTTCTTTGTGGCGAAGCCTCTTTTTTTGCGTTTCCTACGGCTTAGTTTGTTGTCTTCGGTTTCGATGTCCCAGCCGATGGTGTACTCAGCAATCCATTTGCCGTTTTTATCTTTGTATACGGTGCCTTGACCATTTCCTCTTTTCTTGCTTGCCTTCTCATAGTCCTGTTTGATTCCGCAAAAGTTGCAGAACTTTGAGCCGTCTGGAATTTCCTTTTTACACTTACGGCATAACATTCAATCATTCCTTCCTGAGTGAGAACATCCATTCTATTTGCTTATCCTTGATGGTGATTTGCTCCATGAGGAAGTCAATCTTTTTCTGTGATTCCTCACGAACGGATGCCATATCTCGCTTGTTTTCTTCTACCATCGCATCAAGAGTGTTCTGCAAGTGTTGGCATTGGGCAACGATAACTGGATTATCCACATAAATTTCCTTTTCGGTTTCTGTAACTAGGACACAAGGAGATTGTCCCCACGATCCGTTCACCAATGCCTTCGTGACAGCTTGCATTGTAGTGATACGCAAATCTTTTACATCACAAGCCATAATTCGGTCAACTGACATCCTGGACACATTTGCCTTATCTGCGACATTTTGGTTTTTCCATCCCAAATAGTCCCTTCTAAGCCGACACCATTCACACCACCGCTCCACGGACATTGCCAAGAAATTGGGACCGTCACAAGTTTGACCGATGCGTGGACAGCTAATGCAAATGTTATGGGGTTTCTCTTCAAGTGTTTCAGTTGAAAATGGCATAGTTAACCTCTCATTTCATCAGTTGTGATAGTAAAATGCACCGATGTGTTACAGAACTGCACAGATATGATATGCGAATGCACAGATGTGTTAAAATTCCATCAGTTGTGTGCATTGGTGTAACATATGTTATGCAAAAACCATCAGTTGTGAGTGTTGATTTTTGGGTGGCGAAATGATAGGCTTTTATCAGGTTGGAAACAGCCTATCACCCAGCGGTGTGGGGGTGGACAGTTGGCAGCTTTCTCCCCCACATTCATTTAAAGTCCAATCTATTGGACATATCGAGTGGTATGTTTTAGTCGAACAGTTGTTCGCATTGGTAACATTTACATAGAGCAAAAATCGTGTCGAAATATTGACAACTTTGTCGCAATAGCTTATCCTTGAAATAGAACAGATGTTTGGATAGTTTTGAATCATTAAGCCTATGGGGGTACATTCAATGGAAATTAACGCAGTTGAAATCAAGCAAGAAATTTATGAATTACTTGACCGCATCACAGACTTTGAACTACTGGACTTCGTCCACAAATTACTTTTGAGTGAATGCGGATAGGATCTGGAACACATTCTCATACTTGTCTGCATCCAATTCGTCAAGCATCTTGACGGCTTCGGCAAATCTTTCATCCCTTCTCATGCGAATGACCAGCTTGACCAGTTGGTCATTCTTTTTTTGAATCTGCTCCCAACCCATCAGGTAAGCAACAGAAACACCGAGAACTTCAGCGAAGTGTTCCAGACGAGCCTGAGAAACATCCACCTTGCCCTGTTCAATCTTGGCAACGGTAGTGTTACTGGCATATCCCATCCTAGATGCCAATTCTCTTTGCGACCATCCCAATTCGTTTCTCCTGTCTTTGATTCTGGTTGCCACGGTCATGTTTGCCATGTGAATCACATCCTTTCTGCCATCATTGTATCACCTTGATTCATTAAAATCAACATTTCTTTGAAAAATATTAAAATACCTATTGACAAATATCGACACGGTATGATAGTATTTGCCTGAGCCATTAAAAGGCTCACCAAAGAACCACATCGACAGCTTACTTATTTTTTTAGCCACAATGAGCCATTTAAAGGCTCAAGCGAAAAAGGCTACAAGCAACTTGGATTTTGAAAGGAGAACAACCATGAACAGAAACGAAATCGAGGCTAAGAAAGCACAGTACATCAAGAACGGAAAGAATGCTCTTGACCTTGCGTGTCGGTACTTGCATGACCACGCAGACGATTGGTCATCCAGCCATGAGGAGCATTGGAGAAATCTTGTCCACATTGCAGAGATATGTGTGATAAAGGCAACTGTCCTTGATGAACTGAAATAATCGCAGAGTGACATCCACCAAATGGGGGATGGTAATGCGGACAGGCAGATGGTCACAATTCAAACAGCCAACCGCCAACCAACGAAAGGGGGTGATGATGTGGAAAATGTTTTAAGCCTTAGTTACGGCAAAGACAGCCTTGCTTGTCTTGGTGCAGCTGAAGAACTGGGGTTGCCGATTGACCGAATTGTTCATGCAGAAGTATGGGCAACGGATACCATCCCAGCGGAATTGCCACCTATGGTTGAGTTTAAGAAAAAAGCTGACGAGATAATCTTGCAGAGATACGGTCTTCGTGTGGAACACATCAGGAGCGAGTATACATACGAATCCTACTTTTACAAAAAAAGAGGTGAAAAGGCAAAGTATGCTGGTGTGATAAATGGCTTCCCAATGCAGAGAAGAAACTGGTGTGTGGGGAAGTTAAAAACCAATATTATGGACAAGATGAACAAAGGTGTTGTTTCTTTGGTGGGGATCGCAGCTGATGAACCAAAACGGATCGAACGGCACATACAAAAACCAAATATGAGATTGCCTCTTGTCGAAGCTGGATGGACGGAAGCAAAGTGCCGACAATGGTGCGAGGAAAACGGTTTGTTGTCACCGATTTACACAACTGCAACAAGGGGTGGTTGTTGGTTCTGCCACAACCAAGGTGTGGAACAGTTGCGTTTACTACGAAGAAATTATCCAGAATATTGGATGATGTTGTTGAAGTGGGATGAAGACAGTCCTGTGGTGTTCAAACCAAACGGACACACGGTGCGTGACTATGACAGAAGATTTCAACTTGAGGATGATGGTCTTTTATCACCAGATGACAGGGTGTTCCGCTGGGAAATGTTAGAGCAACCATTAAATTATAGATTGTTTTAAGGGGGTGACAAAGTGGTAAATACCGAACTACTGGAACAGAAGATTCAGGATAGTGGCAAGAAGAAAGGACACCTTGCCAAGGTGTGCAACCTATCCAGACAAGGCTTCAACAACTGCAAGAACAACATTGCGAAGTTTACTTATGAGCAAGTACGCATCCTGTGCATCGAGTTGGGCATCAGCGAAGCCGATGAAGAAAGAGCCGTTTTTTTTGCGAATTAAGAGCCTTTTAATGAATCAAACTCGAAGGAGATGACGAAGATGGTTGACGAAATCAAGAATGAAGTCAAGGCAATGATTGACAACCTCACCGACATTGACACCTTGTCCTTCATCTACCAAATGCTGAAACAGGAACAGGAGTGATGCAGATGACATTGCAAGAACTTGAGCGGTTGCCGAAGGAAATGCTTGTGCCAGCGGACATTGCACCGATTCTTGGATGCACACCATATTCCATCAATGTGGCAACAAGGGACGGAAAGAATCCCTTCCCATTCCCTGTCATCAGGATGGGATCTAGGGTGCGAATCCCCAAAAGACCGTTTATCAAAGCCATGCGTGGCGAATAAGAAAGGAACAGAACAATGGACAACAATGCTTTTGAAAGAGAAATGATTAATGCCGTCAACGGCAATGCCGATGCATCCAGAGAAGCTAAGTTTGCCGAGGATGCCCAAAAGTGGATTGAGCGGAGAAAGGCACGGAGAGTCCGCTCTGTCACCGAGATTGTCTGCTGGGTGCTTGGCTTCATCGTCATCGGTTTTGCGTTCGGCATCGCAAGCAGAAACCTCATGGTGGATGGCGGTCTGGCTGTGGGCATTACATCTGTGTTCGGTTGGGTTGCTGGAGTCCGTGTGGGCGGTCTAGTCCGCACCATTTGAAAGGGGGTGAATTGAATGAACATCTACGAAAAGCTGTTGAGCATCACAAGCGAAATCAAGAATGTCAGCAAGAACCTTGAGGTGGGCATCGGCAAGAACTCCTACAAGGCTGTCGGTGAAGCGGATGTACTTTTTGCCGTTAAGCAGTTGGAGCAGAAGTATAAGGTGTACTCCTATCCTTGCAAGCGAGAGGTCATCGACAGAGCCATCTTGGAAACCGAGAAGGAATACAACGGCAATGTGACCAAGGGCAACCAAATCTTTCTTCGTATCGAAACCATTTACCGCTTTGTGAATATCGAGAATCCTGAAGAGTACATCGAAATCACCACCTACGGTGACGGCATCGACACACAGGACAAGGCGGTTGGCAAGGCAATGACCTACGCAGACAAGTACGCATTGCTCAAGGCATACAAAATCATCACAGGCGAAGATCCTGACCAAGAGCATAGTCCTGACACCGCAAAGTACACCAAAGCAACCGCCACAGGAGATGACCGCAAGGCAACAGCGAAGCAGATTGAAATCCTGGCGAAGGTCTACACAGGCGAGAACCTGACCAAGTTGCTGAAGGCGAATGGTGTGGATCGCATCGAGGACATCAGCATGGCAAAGGCAAGCAAACTGATTGGCAAATTAAAGAAAAAGGAGAATTGATATGTCTACTGGAATTAGCGGTCTTTACAAGAACACCAGAGGTGCGAGAGAGCATGATGTGCAGACCACGGATGCCCTGATTGTTCTGGAGAACAACGAAGCGGTGCTGAATGCTTCTGCATCGGCATTGCTGGTAGAGTTTGAACGGCAAGTCGAAGCAATCAAGGCGAAGCAAGCGGAATTGAAGCAGAGAATCCTTGAGGAAATGGAGAGCAAGGGCATCGTCAGCATCAAGTCACCTGACCTGACCATTTCCTATGTGGCACCGTACACCAAGGAAACCTTTGACAGTAAGACCTTCCGCAAAGACCATCCTGACCTTTATGACGAATATGTCAACATCAGCCTGTGCAAGGCAAGTGTGCGAATGAAGGTGGTGAGCAAATGAACGGCATCATTATCACTTCCATCATCTGTGGAACTCTGCTGATTATGTACTGTATCAGCAAATTCAAGAGGTAAGGGGGAAATCACATGAATGTATTAGTTGCTTGCGAGGAATCGCAGAGAGTATGTTCCGCTTTTAGAGAGAAAGGACACAACGCATTCAGCTGCGACATTATCCCTTGTAGCGGTGGGCATCCAGAGTGGCACATTCAAGGTGATGTGTTGCCGTTGCTGAATGGCTATTGCGAATTCGTAACTAGTGATGGAGAAGAACACAACATCCTGGGCAAGTGGGATATGATTATTGCCTTCCCCCCTTGCACCCACCTGGCTGTCAGCGGAGCAAGACATTTTGATAAAAAGAGAGCAGACGGAAGGCAACGAGAAGGCATTGAATTCTTCTGCCAATTCTTGAATGCGGATTGTGACCGAATCGCAATAGAGAATCCTGTTGGTGTCATCAGCGGTGAGTATGTACAAGCCTACTTCCCTGACCTTGCCGAGAGGTACGGATTGCCAAAGAAACCGACACAAATCATTCAGCCATACGAATACGGACATCCTCAAAGCAAAAAAACTTGTCTATGGCTGAAAGGACTCTCTCCCCTGGTTCCCACCCAAGTTGTAGGAGTGGAAGATATGAGGGAATTTGTGATAAAGCGAGGTAAAAATGCGGGAAAAACTGTGCGTTTTTCTGATTGGTACAACAAGACCGTAGATGGAAACAGACAGAAAGCACGAAGCAAAACATTCGAGGGCATTGCGAAAGCAATGGCAGAACAATGGGGGTGATTCGGTGGAGCAATGGGAAATCAATGGCGGTGTGCTGGAATACATAGACGAAACACACACCTATCTGTGTGACGGCATTGTACTCCCTTCCATCACCCAGCTTCTCAAGTGCAAGTTTGGTGGCAAGTATGACGGCATCCCAAAGGCAACCTTGCATCGTGCAGCTGAACAAGGGACAGCGGTTCACAAAGCTATCGAGGACTTTGAAAGAGAAGGCATCGAAACCGACCTTCCAGAACTGCGGAACTGGAAATTCCTGAAGAAGGCATACAACTTTGATTGTCTGGACAACGAAGTGCCTGTGGTGCTTTTCAAGGATGGCGAAGCGGTGGCTTGTGGCAGACTTGACCTTGTGTTGGTGGAAAAGGATTGCATCGGCTTGGGTGACATCAAGCGGACATCCACCTTGGACAAGAAATACCTGACCTACCAGTTGAACTTGTACAGGGTTGCATACCAACAATGCTATTGTGCCAAAATCGACTTTTTAAGGGGTGTACACCTTAGAAACGATGTGCGGAAGTACATTGACATCCCCATCAATGAAAACCTCGTTGACGAGGTTATAAACGATTATTTGAAGGAGAATTGATATGAACAGATACAGAGTGACTTTGAAAAGCGGAAAGGTGTTTGAAGCCGAGAACAAGTGGCTTGATATTTACACCCTTCACAGCGGATTGAACAATAGAGAGCCGTTCATCCAAATCGGTGACACGGTGTTCGCAAAGGATGATATTGCGGTGGTTCAAAAGATTGAGGAAGAAAAACTGGAAACTGAAGAAGAGGTGTTTTGATATGAGAAATTGGTCAACTCCATCAAAGGCGGTGCTGGAGCAACTGTACATTGCCGAGCAAATGCCGATGCACAGGGTTGCCAAAGAGTTGAATATGTCCGTTGGAAAGGTTCACAAGCTGATAATCGGTTATGGTATTCCGTCAAGGCAGATAGGTCGCAAGGGATGGAAACACACACCAGAAACATTGAAGCGAATGAGCCTTGCACAAAAGGGAAAGGTTGTGTCTGCCGAAACTAGGCAAAAGATGAGTGATGCCAAAAAGGGTGTGTACAAGCACAACACAGAGTTTGGTGGGCACAAGAAGAAACGGATGGACGGCTATGTGCATGTGTACGCACCGAACCACCAGAACGCAACCAAAGAAGGATATGTCATGGAGCATATTCTGGTGATGGAAAAGCACATCGGCAGACATTTGACCGAAGGCGAGGTTGTACACCACATCAACAGAATCCGTGATGATAACAGAATTGAAAACCTTGTGCTGATGACGAAATCGGCACACATAAGTATGCACAACAAAGAAAGACATGAAAACAAGAAAGGATTGATGACCTATCAATAGCGTAAATTTGATTGGCAGACTGACCAAAGATGTGGAACTGCGGAGAACTGGATCTGGCAAGGCTGTGGCATCCTTCACCTTGGCGGTGAACAAGGACTACAAGAACGAGCAAGGCGGTTATGATGCCGATTTCATTGATTGCGTGGCTTTTGAGCAGAGAGCCGAAACCATCAGCAAGTATGTTCACAAGGGTGACCGCTTCGCTGTGGTCGGCAAACTAGCAACACGCAGCTACGAAAACAAGGAAGGCAAGAAGGTCAAGGTCACAGAGGTCAAGGTCACCGAGTTTGACTTCCTTGAGAGCAAGAAGCAAGACAACGGTGCCTTTGAGCCGATTGACGAGCCTGATGCAATGCTCCCCTTTTGAGGTGTGAACGATGAAGGTTTCAGGAAAGGTCAAAGACATCATTCCTGAACTGTTGAAGCTGGACATGGATAAGTTGTACACCATCGAGGTTCGTGAACCGAAGTCAAAGCGGTCAATCGAACAGAACAAGATGCTCTGGCAACTTATCCATGCCATAGCAAAGAAACAGCACCAGGATGACATGGAAGTGTATTGTGCCTTGCTTGAACGAGCCGATGCCCTGAGTGACTACATCATCACAGCCTATGACATGGAAGATGAATTGAGGAAGTGCTTCAGGGGTGTTCGGTTCGTCCGCAAGCAAGAGGTCAACGGCAAGGATTGCAACATCTACAAGGTGTACATCGGTTCTTCCAAAATGAACACCAAGGAAATGACCGAACTACTGGACATCACCTTGCAACTGTGCGGTGAGTTGGAAATTCCAACATGGGAGTACGAATATGAGTGAAAGCATCATCAAGGGTGACATGAAGGGTGTGTGCTATATCTGCAAGCGGTATGGGCAGACGGAGAAGCACCACATCTTCCGTGGGAAAAACCGAAAGAGAGCCGATGAGGATGGTGTGACGGTCTATCTGTGCCATTGGTGTCACAACGAGCCACCGAATGGAGTCCATTTCAACAAAGCCAATGATACACGGCTGAAGCAAAGAGGACAGCGGACATGGATGGAACACTATGGCAAGACCGCTGATGACTTCACCAAGGCTTATGGGAGAAATTATCTAGATTGAGGTGACTATGTGGCGGTCAATAGCAGAGCGAAGGGTGCAGCTGGTGAGCGAGAACTGGCACGAAAACTGAACGAGTACGGCTTCAGCACAAGGCGAACGGTCCAGTACAACGGCAAAGCCGATGAAGGACAAGCTGACCTTGTGGGGTTGAAGGGCATCCACATCGAAAGCAAGCGAGTGGAGCGGTTGAATTTATATGATGCGATGGCACAAGCCATCCACGATGCAAAGGACGGAGAATTGCCGTCTGTGTTCCACAGGAGAAACCACAGCGAGTGGTTGGTCACGATGCGGTTGCCTGATTGGATGGAATTGTACAAAGAATACTTTGAAACGGTGGTGGGAAAATGAAACAAATCATTCTGGATCATTTACTGGAGTATGGGAGCATCACAAGCCTTGTGGCAATCG